TGGCATTCATAACGTGTCCACCCCTGATACCCGCAAGCGGACTGGGTTAGTGCAAGTGCCCAAACCAACCCAGCCGCTGCGAATCGACGGTTCACTTCCCCGTAGAACCGAAGGCTTTGTCGTTTGGGTTTAACCAGCGCAAAATCACTGGTGCAACCGCTGCAACCCCTGCCATTGCAAGGGTCTTTGGGTCAGTAACGCCCGCCATGTATAGGGCAAGTGCTGCTGCCATGAATGAACGCGCCCATGACGCGATCAAGGCTTTGGCTTCGACCATTTTTTCGTCTCCTTCTTTGGCTTCGCTGCCGTTGTAGGTATTTCGATTTTTGGAAATTCTCCCTTGTACGGCACAAACTTTGGAATGCCGAAACCGACAATTTCCTTGCCTTCGCCGTACGAACGAACCTTCACCATGACCATGCCGCCATTGCGTTGGTCGCCTGTCCCGCTGGTGTTGCCTTCGATCGTCAAGCATGTTTTTGTGTCAATTAGTCCAACAACAATTCCAATGTGTGAAATGCGATCAACCCCGTCGTGCGGAAAGTCCATAAAGGCTAGATAACCTAATTGTGGCATTCCTGACCAGCGTTGAATTTCTTTGAACTTATGTGCGCCTTGCGCCGTGCCAACGACTGAATGAATTTTGACACCCGCTTGCGCTGCACACCAATTGACAAATGACCCGCACCACGGCAAACCGTCGGCTTTTGTAAATTTGCCGTACTTTGTGAGGTTGTCGCCTTCCTCAACCGTGCCGACTTCAGCTGCTGCGACCTCGATCAGCCGTGCATTTGTGCCGTCAGGATAACTCACGACAACAACAATTTCGCTTCGTCGTCGGTGATTCCTAATTTGGCAAGCAATGCAGCCTTTTGTGTTGCTTGATCTTTTTCCTTATCGGCTTTCCATTTTTCGACTTTTGCAAAACCTGCTTCAAATTGTGCTTTTGTTATTGGTGGACATTCGACAAAAGTGATTCCCTCAAAAGAATCGCCTGAAATTGCCCAACCACCATTGGGGATAAGCATTTCTAACACTTCGTATCCTTTGACCATTATGGTGTTACCTCCATTAAAACTATTGAGGACGCTTGTGTTCCGTTTTGAACTCTTGCGGTTGCAACCGCGTCAGTTGAGCAAAATTGTGTTTTGTAAATAGTGGCAGAAGTTGTTGCTGGTGAATCAAGGAAACCGTAAGAAGCACCACCGACATTGTTATTAGTTGTTGTATTGTTTCCACCTGCACCATAGGCAAATAAATTGCCTAAAGTTGTTGAACCGCGCATAAGTCTGACCGAAACACCTGTGTTGCCAGTTGCTTTGAAAAGTCCATTTTGTGAAACAAAAACCAAAATTTTGTTTGAAGCACTTGTCGGTGTAATAGTTGCAGTCAATCCAGTATCTATAAATGTTCCTGTACTACTTGATGTTTCCACGTCATAAGAAGCAGTAATAATTTGAACCACTTTTTGCGTAACGCTTACGGTTGCCCACGACGAAGTTGTGCCGTTGGTAGTCAGGTATTTGCCTGAATTACCAGTTTGTGACGGTACAACGGCGGTCGAATCAATTCCAATGGTGACCGTGCCTGACGTGCCCCCGCCTGTAATTGGTGAAGTAACTGAAACGCCTTCAATGTCCCCCGCGACTGTACCCCAAACAAAATCCATGTCGGTGTTTGTGTTTTTCTTCAACACTTGTCCTGTTGTGCCGCCTTTAAGATCAGCCAATGACGTGTCAACCGCCTGACCAAAAACTTCAAAATCGGCTGGAAGGTCTGTGACCAGGTCACTTGCCGTTGGCATTTGCCAGTTGAAATTGCTTGTTGGGTTTGTCATGTTTTCTCCTTATCAGGCAACAATTGTTGCACTTTCCCAGTCAAGTGTCGGCGACACGCTTGACCACATTTCCGTGATCGGTACGTCGTTCCAACGCATTGCCTGCAATGAATACGCCAACGGCGACAACAACAACGTCACTGAAAGTCGGTTGTACGCTGCCTGAAATGACCAGCCTTCGACGAACCCTTGAAACGTACCCGACGACATGTTGAGCGGTAAATTGTTCAACGAAATCGCTTCACCCATGAAAACGTTGAGCAACGCGTCACGATCGCCATTGTCAATTTCAGGGTTTGTCAGGTCAAATGCAATTTCGCTGAAAATTGGTTGTGGTTGGGCACGAAGTGACAAATAGAAATTTGCCTGGGCAAGCGCGTCGGCTTGATGTTCAAGCGTTGTCGTAATGATTTGGGCAAGTGTGCCATAAAGTGCAATTGAATTTGCGTCACTGGCTGATCGTTCGGCACTGCTCGTCGAACCGTATTTGATCGTTAGCGAATTTCGAACGTCGCCAACACGGGTTTGAATGCGCAAACCAGCTGCGCGGGCATGGTTAGCGTCAAGGTCAACATAACCGTTTGCAGCCAGGTAATTGGTGCGGTGGGTCGAATCGGCGTAGCCAATGCGCCCTTGCGCGTCCTCGTAGATGTACCCCAGCCCTGAGGTTGCCAACGCTGAAACCAGCGAATAAACGTCGGTTCGGCTTGATGATCTGTTTGCCAATTCATAATTGCCAGGGCGGTCAATTTCGCCCAAACCGTTGTTTTCAGCCGTTGCCCATGTTGTCGTTGCTGGCGTGTATGTGCCCCAGGTGACCGACGGTGCAACCTGCGCCCAAGTGTTGAACAAAAGGTCACTCAAAATCTCATAGATTTGATCGCCGTCGAAATCCTTTGAAAGTACGCCGTCGGTCAATGCCTTTGGCAAGCGTGCCAATGCGCCCAATGCGGTGATCGAATAAGTTTGTGTGAACATGGTCGAACCCACGTCGCGGACTTCCAGCCCAATGTCAACAACGTTGCCCCCGAAAATTGAAACAAATGTGTTTGACGTATCTTTGACCTGAATTGAAATTGTTGAATTGATCTGCACGGGAATGGCAATTTGATTCACGTCGATCAATTGAATGTTGGTGTAGCCCGCTTGCGCCTGCTCATAAATGTTGGTTCGACCGCTGCGAATGACTAGATTTGCCAAAACCGCGTTCGTGTATTCAGTGCCGTCAATGGTCACTTTCCAAACGGGTGACCACTGCGTCATGCGATTTGTAGGCTGGTTGCGCCGCCTGTGCCGCGATAGAAACTGTCATTTAAGGTTTCAACGATCGTTCGTGCAGTGCCTTCACGATCAAACGCCCCAGTGACGGTCAGGTTAATTGTTGTGCCCATTGAAGCGGCTTCAGCCATGCGGAATGCACCTGGATTAAAATTGCCTGAAACAACGCTGCTGGCAGCTGACGCAGCAACCCGCGCAGCGGTTGCAATTCCGCTTGATGTTGTGCCACCGCCTGTTGATGTTGTACCTGCTGGGGTTGTGATTGCTGAAACGCTAGGCGTTGAAACTGTACCTGTTGACATTGAAAAATTACCCAATGCCCCGGTGGTTGTTGAACCCGAACCGCCACCGATCTTTGGAATTGTTGGCACGTCCTTGCCCCACTGAACCGCGTTGTAACCCTTGATTATCGCGTTGATACCGTCAATGGCGGTGTTCAGCAATGGTTTGATAGCACCCAAAACTTTGGCAATGATTGTGATAACCAATTCGGCAATGTCGCCAACGACCTTTAATGAATCGCCAATTGCCTTGCCTACCAATGGCGCAATAAATTTGACCACGTCCCAAAATGCTTTGAATTCGTCCTTGCTATTCAGCACGGCAGTTTTGACGCTATCAAATACGGACTTTACGCCTTCAATGATTGGTGTGAATGTTTTTTTCAATGTTGAACCAACGTCGGTGATTACCTTGCCAAATCCGTCACCTTCGGTCAGGCTGAAGGCTGCTGAAAATGCCTGAATTGCTGGCAATGCGTTTTGATTGATGAATTTCAATAACTGGTCAAGAATTGGAAGCAACGCCGTGCCCAATGTTTCCTTTGCTTCGTCGAAGGCAACCTGAACGCGTGCGATCTGTCCCGCGTATGTGTCAGCGTTGCGTGCAGCAGCACCACCGAACAATTCAGTCAAACGACCTTGCACCTGCTCGAATGACATTGTTTTAAGTTCGGCGGTGGATAAGCCAACGCCCAATTTACCCAGGGCAGCGGTATTGCCGTCATAAGCCTTAGCAAGTGAATTTGCAATTGCTTCAACTGGTTTGCCTGTTGCTGCGCTGATGTCTAGCGCGGTTGAAAGTAAATCTTGCGCCTTCGTAATGTCGCCCGTCGATCTAACCAGGCGACCCAATGCTGGGCGCAATTCGTCGTCAGCAACACCCGTTGCCAATGACATTTGAAGAATTGAATCTTCGGTTGCTTTGATCTGCGCCTGGGTTGCACCCGTGGCATTTTCCAACGCCAACGCCAATTGTGTTTGTGCTTTTTCGTCGGCTATTGCAGCCTTTACGCCCTCGATACCAATTGCGATTGCGGCAGCACCAGCAGCGGCAGCAGCTGCGGCGAACGCTTTACCGATTGCAACGCCTGCCTTGCCAACCTTGTCGCCAAATGAATCAACGTCGCCTGAAGCGGTTTTCAGCGATTTGTTAAGATTGTCAACGTCGCCAAGAATCGAAAGTTTAAGGGTACGACTGCCAGCCATTAGTCATACTTCCTAACTATTTTGGAAAATGATTCTTCCCATTTTTTGATGATTTCAGGTTGTGCGCTTCGAAGCGTTGGGTAGATAAACCAACCGCGTGAACCGCGACCTTCACGACCTGACCAAACTGGGAATTGCTTAAAACGATTTGAACCAAATTCGTAACCGCCCCAAACCTGTTGCGTCGTACCGCCACCGCTTAATTTTTGGGCAGCGAAACCAAATGAAATTTCACCGATCTTTGACGACTTTGAAACCTTTGAACCCTGGGCGATTTTGGGCGCAACGCGGTTGGTGGATTGATTAGCCGTTGCAATAATTTTGCCCCGAACGTACTCAGCCAATTCGCTGGTGGCTTCTTTTGCTTGCTGGGTTGCTTCTTCGTCCATTGCTTTGAACGATCGCAAAATGGCACGCAATTCGGCTTTGTCATAACTAATCGCGTCAGTCGCCATTTGCTCGCCTTTCCAAAATTTCGATAATCGTCAAAATGTCTTCGGCACTTTCAAACTCATTTGGTGATAACCCCGTTGCCAGGGCTATCTCCCAAACGATTCGACTTAGGCTTCCGACTGGGTGGCTTTTGGGTTTGCTTCACCGACGATCACTTCGGAAATGGTTTCCGTCCATGCTTCGATTGGCTTGACTGGCTTACCAGCTGCTTCTCGCTTCATGGCGTGATAGGCAAGAAAGACAAGGTCGGAAATTCCGATCTTTTCCTGCGCCTGGGCAATGGTGTGACCCGTTTGCTTTTCCCACTTTACCCATTCAGGCGGTGCCGCCGTGTAGGTGATTTGGTCGCCGTTGTTGTATTCAATTGTTATTGGTAACTTCATTTTGTCTCCCGATTAGTAGTTTTTAACTGAATGTTTCAGTAGGTGTTCCCACCACAATGAATGATAGGTCAACTGTCTGCGCGTCAGGTGCTGACCCGCCGACTGCTGGAAATACTGGCATGACGTTGAATGCAAACACTGCACCAGTCACCGCAGTCAATGAAACTGCAAGTGTTGTGTTTGGTGCTGTTTCGCATGCAGTCCATAGTGCTTCGCACAATGAACCAGTCGCGCCCCAGTCTGCAAGCATTGAAACGTCGAATGTCCATTGGTCGTCAATGTGCTTGTAAGCCTTGCCGTCTAGTGTCTGGTAAGTCTCGACGGTTGGTGAATTCGCAAGTGTTGCGCTGGTCGCCTGCGCGTCGTAGTTAATGGTTGCAATGGTCACGACTAAATCGCGACCAGTAATGATTGTCGTTGGCATTTTGTCCCCTATGTTGTTTGTGTGTAGTACGTCGAAACGTTGATGTCCGCAACCAACATGGGCGATTGACCCACTTCAAGAACCGTCGGCTTTTCGATCTGTCCAACAACGTATCCCGCGGGCATTGCCGCGAGAATTCCTATGATTAGTTTTTCTAGGTTATCTAATGAACCTGCATTGCTATTTGAAGCAACGATTGCGGTGATTGCAAAATTGATTTTGACCTGTGTCTTTGACTTACCGATCAACACAACTTCCATGTAAGGCGAATCGGGTACGACCACGATTGCGGGTGGAATTGGTGCTTCGGGAACGCTTGGGTACACGTTGGCAGATAGCGCGCTGAAGGCGTTTGCTAGGGCTGCACGGGTTTCGGATACGGCATTGGCTGGCACTTATTGAACGACCGTTTCAACGTCCAGGTAAGGCATAAGCAACGTGGACACGCGGTTGGTCAGGCTTCGACCCATTCGATAAGGCGTTGAAGCAAAATCTACGCCCTCGATCTGTCCGCCTGCGGCAACGCGTGATTGAAAGACTTCAACTGAAACCGCGAGAATTGCAGATTCAATTGCTGGGGTGTTTGCGTATAGATCAGCTGCCGAATAGCCTGAAAGTGTTGCAGTACCTGTCGGAATTATGTCGCGCAATGTGACATTTGATGAAGTCAATGCAGCGGTGAATGAATAAGGCGTGACGGTAACAACGGTATGTGTTGCAGTAAATGGCGCAGGCAAACCAGCAACAATGACTGACTGACCAGCAACAAAATGGTGTTCGCGGGCGGTGTAAAAATAAGCAGTGTTTGATTCTAATTTGTACGCGTTAACGGCTGAAGTGTTTGCAACAAGCATGGGCAAAATGACCGCTTCAGCGGTGTTGATAATTTCGTCCAGGTAACTGTCTGAATAAAGTGAAACGGACACGCCAAGCACCGTGCGCAATTGGCTTGCAGTGACAATGACTGGCATGTCCGTTTCCTTTCGATCGGCTGCGGCGAGATCGGGAGAACCCGCCGCATGATTAGTGGGGGTTAGTTATCAGGTCTTGTTG